CGCAACTAAACAACGGGGCTTCGGCCCCAACAACTACAGAGAAGACATCATGCTGTACGGATACATCTTCTCCTTCGACGCCGACAGGCCCGAAACCCCCGAAGAGCCGGAACTGAAGTTCACCACCACCATTAACGGGATAAGGCGCACAGTAGAGTACGACGAAGACGGCGCGTTCGTCGTCATGATCAAAGGAAAGATCGCAGAGAGCGACATCACTGAAGAGCAGTGGGACGCGATTGAGAAAGAAGTCATTAGGCTGTTGATGGAATGATCAACTAAACTCCGGCTTAAACACCGGAGCCAAACATGCCCCGCAAAGCCACACCCCAGGAGCCACCAAAGCCAGAAGTCAAGGCTAGGGTGGCTTCAGTGTCTCCAAAGATCTCTAAGAAAATGGGACGCCCGTCTATCTACTCTCAAGCACTAGCTGCAGAGGTATGTTCTCGCATAGCAGAGGGAGAGAGCCTGCGCTCTATCTGTAGGGATGACGCAATGCCTTCAATCGCTAGCGTCTTCTTGTGGTTGTCGCAAAAGCCTGACTTCTCTGAACAATACACACGCGCCCGTGAAGAGCAGGCAGAGGCATTCGCTGACGAGATCGTTGCTATTGCCGATGAGACGCCTGAGTTTGAGGAGGTGCTAGACAAGCACGGCAATGTGGTGGATATGAAGCTGCACTCTGCATATGTGCAGTGGCAGAAGAACCGAATTGATGCCCGCAAGTGGACTGCCTCGAAGCTGAAGCCGAAGAAGTACGGCGACCGGATCTCCGTTGCAGGGGATGCTGAGTCCCCGATCAAAGTCGAAGCTGAGATTAAGGCAGACAAGCTGCTGGAGGCTCTTGTGACCAACGCTGAACTGCGCAAGACTGCGGGGGAATGATGAAAGACGGTGGACCTGCGTTTCCGGCTCAGCACTACGATCTAGCTGAGGGAGAGCACGGCATGACCTTGCGTGACTACTTCGCGGCTCAGGCGATGTCGTTTAGCCCTCAAAGTTTTGAAAAGATTGCTGGTATCGCGCACAAAACCGGCACCGATCACAAAGCAGGCTTCCTTGTGGCGGCCAAGTTTGCGTATCAGATTGCCGACGCCATGCTGGAAGCAAGGGGTGAGTGATGGACAACAGGATCACGGTTCCTCAAGTTGCCCGCCTGATGGGCGTGACACTAGATAACAAGACATCGTGGTCTGTCGGGTCCGAGATGGCTCATACATATCAGCAGGAGTTCGGAGAGAACCCGCCGAAGGACAACCGGCCAAAGACTACTGGCAGTGGATCTCACTGCTTCGCTCTGTACCCAGCTAAGTGGGAGAGCAAGATCCGCAAGGTCATTGAGTCCCATCTTGAGCAGCAGGCACGGCAGAACGACCTGTTCGCATGAGCCTAGCCGAAGCCTTCCAGCAGCCTGATGTACTGCAGGCTCTCAAGACCTTACCCCCTGAGAGGCGCTTAGCGTACCTGTGGCGGGCTAACTGGATCGAGAAGGCACACCGACACCAGATGCCGCCTCCGGGCGACTGGTGGACGATCTGGCTGCTTCTAGCGGGACGCGGGGCAGGCAAGACCCGGACGGCCGCTGAGCAGGTGGGTTGGTGGGCCTGGACAGAACCCAACACCCGCTGGCTCGTTGGAGCTCCGACCAGTGCTGACGTCAAGGCTACGTGCTTCGAGGGCGATAGCGGGCTTCTGAACGTCATCCCTGCGCCCCTGATCGCTGACTACAACAAGCAACATCACGAGTTGAAACTGACCAACGGCTCCCTGATCAAGGGCATCCCTGCCAGTGAGCCTGAGCGCTTCCGGGGGCCGCAGTTCCACGGGGCATGGCTGGATGAGCTTGCAGCCTGGGAGTACCTGCAGGAGGCTTGGGATCAGATCCAGTTCTCTGTGCGCCTGGGCTCGAGGACCCGCATCGTTGCCACCACCACACCCAGACCGAAGGACCTGATCGTTGAGCTGGTTGGCCGCGAGGGTGACGATGTAGCCCTGACGACTGCCAGCACCTACGCCAATCTGGCGAACCTAGCCCCGTCCTTCCAGAAGCAGATCCTGCAGTACGAGGGGACCAAGCTAGGCAGGCAGGAGATCCACGCTGAGATCATTGACCCTGAAGAGGGCGGGATTGTGCAGCGCAGCATGTTCAAGCTGTGGCCTGATGGCAAGGCCTTCCCTGCGTTCGAGTACATCGTCCAGTCCTACGACTGCGCCACCAGCGAGAAGACACAGAATGACCCAACTGCCTGTACGACCTGGGGAGTCTTTAAGCCACTTGACGGGCCTATGTCTGCGATGCTTATTGATTGCTGGCAGGAGAGGATGCAGTATCCCGACCTGCGGCCGAAGGTTATCGACGAGTACGAGACGATCTTCGGGGAAGGCAAAGAGAAGAAGCGCGTGGATCTCATACTCATCGAGGACAAGTCCGCAGGCATTTCTCTGATCCAAGACCTGCAGAGAGCGCATCTCCCGGTCCGGGCATATAACCCCGGCAAGGCTGACAAGCTGCAGCGCCTGAACATCGTCAGCAACATCATCAGCCGCGGCCGGGTGTGGATACCTGAGTCGTCCCAGAGGAAGGGCTATGTGCGCGACTGGGCAGAAGGGTTCGTGTCCCAGATCTGTAGCTTCCCTGAGACAACGCACGATGACTTCGTTGACTCTGCCACGCAGGCCCTGCGGTTCTTGCGTGACGCTGGCTGGCTTGAGGTTGATCCGCCTCCGCAGGATGATTGGGATGAAGAAGACTATGCAGACTCTGGCAGACAAAGAAGAACCAACCCATATTCCGAGTGAGCCTGTTGTCAGGACGCACTATCTGGGCGAGGGGCATGTGATGACCCCTTTGTGCTGGTGCTTCCCAAGGCTGGACTTCAAAGACCCCGAGACGGGTAATGAAGTATGGGTGCATCACCAACCCTGTTGACAGGCGCACTGCACATCTATACAGTGCGTTCTGTTGGCGTAGAAACCGACTTAAGAGCCCTTGCTCATGCCTACCGCCTCTCCCGCCCCGGAGGGGTTTCTACCGGGAGGCAGTAGCAAGGGCTTTGTCGTTTCTGCTCTGACTGGCTCAGTGATGGACAGGCCTACCGGCATCGTCAGCGTCCTGAGTGAGAAGCGGTACTGGTGGGATTAGGGTCTGCAACACCGCGCAGATGGATGGGGTAGATAGCGTCCATGACCCGAACGGCTGTCAAGGGTCTACCGTGTCCGCACTGGGTAAGCCTGAACCGAACCTCGTCTAGGCGAGGAAAGGGGAGGGCCGTTCGGAACCGCTTGGGTGTTAAAGAGAAGTAGCTAAGTGGTATTCGGTGGAGTGCTACTAAGTAGTTAATGAGAGAGAGAAGTGAAAGTAGTTACGCGAGATTGGATCTTCGAGCACAGGACAAAAGCTGGTGCTTGGACAAGAGTCCAGATTGAAGCGTTAGGTCTTAGATGGCCGCCAAGACAGGGCTGGATCAGTAAGGTTGTTGGTAAGAGGCTTACCGATGAAGGCGCTGCCCGCTTTGAGCAGGGTTCTAGGCGGGCTCAAGAACTGCCTCTCGGTCCTGAAGAAGCCGAGCACATCAGGTCAATAGTTGGTGGCCGTTGATAGACTTGCCGCCCCTTCACCGTAACGGACCTGATCTTGAGCATAGTTACTCCGCTGTGTGTGTTCTTTGCTGTCAACCCTGAAGAAGAGCTAACGAACCATGACATAGGGCTGAAGTGGGGGATGGATCCTGGCAGCGTTAGAAGGACGTTGCAGTATGCGCAGGAGAAGGGATGGGTTGTCAGAACCCGCAAGAGGGATGCTGCAACCAAGGCATGGCGCTTCCATTACACGGCTGGACCTCGTTTGCTCAAAGAGATAGGCAGGGGTTAAGATTCAGCCGCACGTTAGGAGCAGGCATGGAATTACCCGAGCAGGACAGGCAAGCACTTATTGAGGCTGCCCGCAGACGAGGTGTTACTGGTAAGGGTGGTGCCGCATTCGGTGTCATGCCTTCATCTGGTAAGCGGCCGAAGGAGCCAGAGTTTCCGCCTGGGTCGTCTGTGCTGGATGTTCCGATTGGTGGGAAGGAGCGCCTGACTGATACGGTGCTTCGCAGGCGTCCTGAGCCTGAAGCCTCGATGACGGCGCTGCCTGCTCCTTCAATGGCTCAGAGGCACGCTCGAAGCTTGGAGGGGTATCTCACCCCCAAGATGGGTGGTCCCCGTGCAAGGACGGTATCGCAGAGCTTGCTGGGAGGGCAAGAGAGCGTATTGCCGTTTGGTATTGGCCTGCAAGAGTTTGTCCCGTTCTCTCCTTATGTTGGCGAGGAAGCGGGCGCAATGGTCCGCGAAGGGCAAGAGACTGATAGCGGACTGACGACGGGCCTTGGGCTGGGCATGGGGGCGCTACAGGCGCTTCCTGTAGCCAAGCCTTTAGCTAGGGGCGCTAAAGCCGCAGGAAAGGCTCTGGGGCCGAAGGCTGCTGAGATGGCAGAGGGCTACCTGTTGAAGAGTGGACTGGCTCCGTCTGTGATCAAGCCAAAGGGTGGCAACTGGTTGGCCGGGAGTGTTGAGGGGGCGACTAAGCCACTGAAGGGAGGGATGGTTGCTGGTCAAACGCCTGCTGAAAGAATCCCGCTGCATGAGGAGTTGCTGCGGGATCCCGCTCTGAATGCTGACCAGCTTGATCGCGTGCGGTATCAGTTGGAGGCCACACGCGGCGAAGACGCCATCAACAACTGGATTGACACCAAGCTCAATAAGTACATCAAGAACGAGATGGGGACGCCGGAAGACCCGGTGAGAGCTTTGGCTGAACGTGGCATAACGCATATGCAGAACGTTCCAGCAGAGGAGGCCGCAGGCTGGGCAAGCATTTACCGCAAAGAAGCGGGCTTCCCTGAAGAGGGGATGGGGCAAAGTCCATTAGCCCGTTCTTGGGAGAACATTGCTGACAGCATGATCGCCTCTCAGTCTGCGGGCAGATTGCGTGGGGCAATATCTGAGTTTGAGGGCGCTAAGACTACCTCGGACATTAATGCTGGCGTGGAAAGGACTCTAGTTAAGGAGCGTGTTAGGCAACTGGAGGATACGTTTAAGAACACCTCCAACAAAGATTTGGCTGACGAGTTCAATCTTGACTACGAAGTGACTGATGCGAATAGAGCCAAAGCGATAGAGGATTGGGCCAGGACAGAAGTTCAGGGTTACTTCAGAGGAAATGCTGAAGACATGCTTGGACCTCATTACAGCCACAAAGTGGGCTATGAGGGCAGAGAGGCGGTAATGCGTGGTGAAGACCTTGGATGGTTAAGTAAAGTTCCTGAAGATCAACCGGTATATGCTGCTG